TCGTTATGGTATATCTGTTTTTCTATAGGGTCTCCGTCTTTAGTTACCACCCGCATATATATCCCACCATTGGCCCCTCTAAAGTAGGGGTCTGGGTATGATGGTAATTTATAGGTAGTAACGGGTTCTTCAGATAAAAAGTCTGCTTCTGAAGTTGGGTCTTCTATTATGTTATCTTCTTCGGTAGCTTCACGTATCTTACTACCCAAACTTATCGGGGATTTTATTTTACCCCAGTGGGAACACTCGGTGCATATATTAGGACTATGCTCATCAAATCTGGCGCAGAGGTACGGACCTTTTATACGGTCCAGCTTATCCATAGTATCGCGTAGATTAAAATCAGGATGTTTTTCGGACATCTTCCGCGCAGCGTTTTCAGAGTCCTCACAAAATTTAGCTATAGATAATCCTGCACGCCATAGTGGCTCACTTATATCTTTCTGACTCTGTAATATATTACCTAATTGCTCACAACCTACCCCGTCTATTGTCTTTAATACTATATCCTTGAACGTATTTACCCGATTACCTATCAACCTATCCATAACGGCATTACTACCGGAGGGTATATGTTTCGTAGGCACTGGTATCGGCGCATCACCCATATATTCTGCGATAACATCGAACTCATTAGGTGTAGTAAATGATCTACTTATATAGGATACCGCAGATGGTGGATCACTCTTGTAGTTGTGTGTTGTAGGTATCCTTAGTACTCGCGCCGAATCTGCTGTAACTGCGGGGTCTGCTAACAGGTTATGCTTAACACACGTAGCCTTTAGCTGCTCCGCCATAGGTATCCACAGTTCTGCGCTGACAGGTTCAGCCAAGAACCAGTACACATGTAGCCCCCCACCGGAACTAATAAGTGTCGGGGGAGGTAATTCCGTTTTCTTACAGAAACCTTGTAGTGCGGATATAGCCGCCATTTGGTCAGGGTAATCTTTGTTAGGCCCACAATCTATATCAAGAAAGAAGGACTTCAGCGTATCAACATTTGTGGCTTTACGGGAACTCGTATCCTTAAATGTAGATAGCGCAAAATATGTGTCATAGCCTTCACTATCTAATTGTTCTGCCGTGGTTAATAGGACATCTATAGAGTCAAAGAACTTTTGTATACGTTTACCGTCTGTAGCATGTGATGCGAATATACAATAATAACCATCTTCTCCTAATGCCCTCTCTAGAAATTCCTTTGTTTCCATATTATTTCCTTTAGAGGAGGGTTGCTACGACCATACATCTTATTAACTCCTACAAGGTAGGGGGGTATTGTAGGATAAAGATGTATGATCGTAACTATTGGTTCAGCTGGGTTATCCTTCCCAAGCGTCCACTAAGGCTTCCAACTCTGGCTTCTTACTAACCTTAGCTGCTGCAGCCTTCTTCGGGACTTTTACTGGTTCTTCCTCTTCTTCCTCCACCTCTTCAACATCAATACCGTTGGTGAAGGGGCTAACATCTTCCGACACCGCAAAGCCCTCGGTAGTATCAAAAGGTGACCGGCTTTCGAGCAAGGCGTATTTGATAACCTGCACTGCCCGTAGACGTAGAGATACCCCTGTACCCATACTGGCATGGTAAGGCGTGAAATTTATGGCAATATTAACAGTACTACCGGTTGTTAACATAAAGTCTGTATCTAACTCGGTATTCCGTGAGTCATACTGCGTAGGTTTACGCGTAACCTCTTTACCGTATGCGCCTTTTAATGAGGCTTTAAAGATAAACGTACCATCGTCATCTTTCTTGAAGGGGTTATCAAACTTTTTGGGCCAGCTATCTTGTGTAGCTGCTTTAGCCTTATAGGCAGCTAGCATAGCACCCCATAGTTCGTTGGCGCGGGGCTTATCCATACGGAAACTTATTTCATATTTAGCCCCATCATCGAATGCGTCACAAGGTACCGACCTTTTTTCATTATTATCGTACCTGTAACAGCGATTAATTCTAGGCCATAGGGCTTCTACGTCGTCAATGCGAAACCCAGTGTTAACTTCAGCCATGATATTCTCCTAATTTATGTTGATTGAAACCCGTCTACTTCAGAGAACGGGGATATACTTACGTTATTGTAGGGTGTAAATTCTAACGTAATAGCGCGTATAGTGTCTATATTACGCACCATGCCAGAAGCTACGGGCAACTCTTCTTCTGTCAGAGGTCTCTCTGGTTTAAAAAAGAGTTTAGGTGTAGGGCTGTCACTATCGAAATACATATGTGTGACAACCGCTACGGATGGTGTATCCATTTTTTTAAGGAACCTAGCGTAGGCTTGCAGGGGTAAATTACCGCCCCGTGCCTCCCCAAAAACAGATGTAGCAGGTAAGCGTAATTGGTACACCTTAGACATATCTTCTTCTGGTAATATAGCTACCCTCTGCGAGAACCTGCACGCTCGACTACTACCGTGACCAGAACCACGAATATTATGTTTACAATCCAAGCACCGTGCCGATTGGCGTTGGTGCTTTGGTACATCAGGCGACGGTACTTGCGTATCAGCCGACCAGCATGTAGGGGAGTTTAGTTTATCTGGATCATAATTCTCCTCATAATAAGAACGGGAAATAGCAGCGGCGTTAACTATTACGCCGTGGTAGGTAGGGCTTTCGGACGTATCATCCCTAAAAACCCTATCATGTATATCTAAACGCAGCACAGCCCCTATAAATCCTCATCGGGGTCTAAATCAAAATTGGTAGGTGCTTCGTCTAAGTTAGTCTCAGGACTAACTATTTCCTCTTCTACTGAAGACAAGGCAGTTACTACGTCAGGTAGCGAGAACCTGTACGTTTTACCGACCTTAATATAAGTAGAAGAGGGTATATGGTTACGTCTTATCCATCCGCGCACCGTGGATATAGATACACTAAAGTGCTTGGATACATCTTCGATGGGTACATACGCTGGCGTGCTCATTACTTTTTCCTTACAGATATCGAATATTCACTATCCGCGTTGAGTCCTTGAGGCATACTCTCAGGGTTTTCCTCAAGAAATTGTTTTACGTTGCCTTGGTTTAGGCTCTTAGAAAAGAACTCAGGGACACTATGTTCCAATATAAATTTATACATACTCTCCCAATCGGAGGTCCAATAACGGGTACGTACAGTTTTATAAAATAGTCCTTCGGAGGTACGAACACTTTCAACCCCATGCTCTTCGCAGTGGCCTAGGAGTGCTTGTTTAATCATTTCTTGCTGGGTTTTAAGCTTACCGTCCTCCTCCTTAAAATCGGAAGACAATACACCACGTTTATCTTTTATCTTTAAATAGACCCTAGTTAATCGCTCTAGGTCTATATTACCGTTGTCCATATAACATGCTCCTTGTGTAAGGGAAGTGCACTTTAGTGTTATATGGTGGGCTAGTCAAGCAATTCGTTATATAAATCTAGTATTTGTGTGTGGATATCTATTTTATTATCTAGCAGATTGTATACGTGTCTTTCTATTAGTGAACCTTGTAGTTGTACCACTGTGCACTTATGGTGCTGCCCAGCTCGGTGGACGCGAGCATTAGCTTGTAGATATGTTTCCAGAGAACTAGTAGGCCCCCACCACACCACTGTATTAGCAGCGGTCAGAGTAACCCCATGTGCAGCGGCGGCTGGCTGGATTATTAATACCTGCGGTTCAACTTCGTTCTGAAAGGCTTTAAAAATCTCGGTTCGGTGTGGTGCCGATACACTACCTTGTATGATGGCGTTGCTTATACCATCATTATCTAATTTAGCTGCTAAGATGTTTATTGCATGCCGAAATGGTACAAATATTAGGACTTTCTGGCTGGACTCATCTATTACCTCACGAAGAACTTTGTACCGATGAGTAACATCAAACTCCAGCGCATCACCCTTATCCGTATATATTGCACCACAAGATATCTGGAGTAGCTTATTCATATTAGCAGCAGCGTTTACGGCTGTTATCTCCTCCCCTGCGGCCTGCATAACCATATGTTTCTTTAGTGCGTTGTAGTATTTCCGCTGTTGTTTGGTTAACTCTACTTCTCGTTTTGTGTACACCATGTCTGGTAGGTCAAGACAATCTGCTTTCGTAAACCGCATTGCGGGCTGTAATACATTAAATACAGTATCACTAGCACTGTCTTTTGGTATCCACTTGAAATTAGTTACCTTATACATAACCATATCGCGGAAAGATCCATAGAACCTTGGAGTGTTCTTAGGATTAACAAGTTTGGCTAAACCATAAGCGTCTACCGGACTTTGTGCCGCTGGTGTTCCCGTCATCATCCACAACCATGTATCAGGTCCGATGAGTTTATTAAGGGTTTTCCATCTATTAGTCTGGGCGTTCTTATAGTGGGTAGCCTCATCTGCAATTATGAGATCAAAGCCCCCTTCGGCTATGGCGTCGGATACTATATTTACACCGTCATAATTTATGATAACATAATCTGCTCCCCCAGCTATTATAGCCTTACGTTTCTTGGCAGGGCCGTATGCAATATCAACGCTGCGGTGCATGGCAAAGGTAAACAAATCTGCACGCCACGCGCTATCCATTATTGATAGTGGGCAGATAACTAGTACTCGACGTATGACGCCCTGTTTTAACAGAAAATCAGAAGCCCAGATAGCCGATGCAGTTTTACCCGTGCCTTGTTCGTTAAAACAAAATGCCCGTTTATTCATGGTCAAGAATGCGGAAGTGGTCTTTTGATGTTCAAAGGGTTTGTGTTGCCCCGGCCATTTGTACTGCCCGGTTATGGGGGAGGGGGCCTTTATGTTAAGGTCTTTCAGAGCATGTGTCTCTTCCACACCCCAATTTACTAGAACTTTATTACCGCCTACATCGCTACTTTTCTTTATAGCACTGGTGATTACTTCTGGATGCTCTGCGGTGAATAGTAGTGCTTTATCTTTTATTATTTGCACTGATATCTCCTATGTTTTGTTAGCTTCTAGATGAATACTGGGGTGCATACTGAACTAGGGGAGATGCACCCCAGCATAGAGCGCGCGGTCGAGGGAAGCCTTTCTTTGTTAATCGCGCCCTATTACGTTAGGCTTTACGCCTAATAGTTTTTTTCTTTGTAGCTTTCTTCTTTTGGCCGTTTCGGCTGCGGTTCTTACTGGGGGCCTCTAGCTTAACTCCGTCCTTATTAGAACCGCCCTTACTCAATGCCTTGTTATGACTAACATCTTTACCTTTTCGGTAACTCTTACCTTTTGTCTTATCTATTTTTCGCCTAGCACGCTGTCGTTCCATACGGTTAGGATGCTCACCCCGTTCTTTCTGCTTCTCGTATTCCTTTTTATAAGGACGCTTCGTCTTGGTATATGCCATAATCTAATTCCTACCGTTGTACGCACATTCGGTTACGGCGCAATGGTTTCTACATAGCCCACTAGGTTTAGCGTTCCAGACATCGTGTGTATAAGCGCCCTTTAATTGACCGAATGAATTGAGCCACTTATCCCACAGAGTATCTTCTTGATCCTTATTATACGAACTAGTTATCAGGTCATTAGATACAACAAACATCAATGCCGCCCGTACTACTTCTACTTCAGGGAAGTGTTTAAATACCGCCATAGCCATTAACTCTAGCTGACCTTTATCAGCATACCTAGCGGATTTCCCTGTTTTGTAGTCTACCACCCAAGCTACATCATTATCAATTATTAGTAGGTCTGCTATACCTCGGAACCATACAGCCTTATCAGAGAACCCACAGGCTTCTAAGTCTTCGGTTAGCCCTAACTTGTATTCACATAACTTATTACCGCGCTTGGCTATAAGGTTATCTATTGCTGGTATAGCGTAATCAAATTTAGCTGGCATGGGGGTGCCATCTCTAACGTATTCTTCGGCAGCGGTATGAAACATGGTGCCGTACCGCATGGCACTGGTTTCTTTATCTTCATATTCTTTTAGAATTTTCATGTGGTAGAATTGTTTTGGGCATTGGTCGAATGCCTTCAACCGACTATAGGACCACGGGACTATACCTTTCATCCTTTAACCTCTCTCCAATACCTGTTGGCCATATCTCGCCCCGTCTGCGCTCGCTTTTCGGGGGTTCTTTTTACCCCCGCCGCATTTAATTGCGATCTGATAGCACCCTCCGTGCGGCCAAAACGAGCACAAATTACATCTATTTCTTCACCGTCACGCCACGCCTTAAATAATCTTTGCAGGTCTGGGTTTGTCCACGGTGCTTGTATCCCGCGCCCCATCACGCACAGCCCCCGTAAGACTTACCCACTCCTGACTCACAATCAAGTGGTAAGCCAGAGGCCCACTTCGGTACCATGCGCATACAACTTTCTATATAGTTACGTGCCTCATCAACTTCGTCGTCGGGTACACAGCAAGCGATGCTATCATGCACGGTTAATACAACTTTATATCTCTTCGCTACTTCTAGCATCTGCTCGCCAATTACGCACCGCGCCAATGCCTGACATACATTTTCTATAACCTTACCACCGTAGATGCGGGTCCTGCCACGCCTAGTTTTATAATCATATTCCACCCCCATATCTGTTGTGGTAGATGTAAGGTCATCATAATGTAGGCGTAGACCAGAGGGTAAAGATAAGTATTCTCTATCTACAATACATACCAGACCGTTAATACCTAGTGCGCCCTTATCGCCATTATGTATTTTCATAAGTATATCTTGGGCGGCACGCCATAACTTATCTATCTGGTCGTTTGTATCGCGGTATACCTTGATGATACGTCGCGCCTCATCTAAATCTATATCGGTGCTAAAATTCTTCAGTTGTTCCTTGAAGCGTACGGCACCCATACCGTATCCCGCGCCTAGAATTGTGGTCTTCCCCACAAACCTCTGCTCCTTAGATACACTGCTCTCCTCTACTTCATAGATACGCGCAGCCATCTTCTTGTATACATCTTCGCCATTAGTAAATGAGGCTGTCAGATCATCCTGTTCGGCAAACCATGCAAGCACCCGCGCTTCGATCTGGGAGGAATCAGCATCAATCAGGGAATGTCCGTCGGGGGCTAATATACTTCTCTTTAACGTGTTACCAGAAGCCCCCCTAGATGGTAGATTCTGTAGGTTTATCTTATCATCTCCACCCCACCTACCTGTATGTGCAGCGTAATATCTGACAGGTACAGGTAATTTACCCCGATTGGCTATATCTATAAACCGCTGGGTACGGGTCTCTTCTAAGGTACTTTTGTTAGCCAAGCGTGCCTCAAATAACTTCTGTACCTCTGGATCAAAGTGTTCTCCTAGGGATACAAACCCTTTATCAGATTTAGAGAACGCAAATGTCTTCTTACCCGTAGTAGGACTGATCTTCGTCGGTGGCTCTACATCTAGACTTTCCAGCAACTTGGCAAATTTAGGGTTACTCATAAGATCATCTTTATCTACCCCGGCGGCATCGAGTAGGGATGCTTTATACTCCCGTACTTCCGTAAGATGCTTCTTTAATAATTCCGTATCCAAACCAAGTATAGGGTCTATGAACATACGTAGCGTAAGATCTATTAGCTTTAGTTCCTTCTTAGGAAAGTTATTACCGAGAACCCTAAATAGATCATATGTAAGATTCACATCGTTTATGCAGTAGTCTCCGTATCTTGATAGCTCTTCTGGGGTAAAACTATCTCTACGTTTGCCGAGGGCATTGAGGACTTCCGTGCCTTTAACTCCAACGCCATACCTTTCTGCCAATGCACGCAGACTTCCG